ATGAAACCAAAATTTCTCTTATTTGGCCGACACAATAAGATGATGTTTCATAATGCGATAGAACAATTCTTAGATGATGAGAAATATAATATTACAATTGGTATTTTAAAAGAACATGATAAGGCATATCAAGCTTCAGAGTTTATTCGTGAACAATATGGATTTAGAATAAACATTGTAATCTTAGATAATCCTACAAGAGGACCTGCTGAAACTGTTTATCAAATATTAGAAAAAATGCCCATAGATGAAAATGATGAAATTTTTATCAAGGATTGTGATAGTTTTTTCAAACATAAATGTACTGAGGGTAACTATGTTTGTGTTTCTAATATATCATTTCATGAAGTATTGAAAAAGTTATCCTCTAAAAGTTTTATCATTTCAAATGAACAAGGTATCATAAACCAAATTATAGAAAAGAAAGTTGTATCTGATATATTTTGTGTTGGTGGTTATAAGTTTGAATCAGCCAAAGTATTCTTAGATAATTATAGAGAAATTCTTACTGATGGTGAAATATTTGTATCAGATGTAATTGCAAGAGCTTTATATAACGAAGAAGTATTCTACACAAAATATGTGGAAGATTATGTAGATGTTGGAACTGCTAATGATTGGTTTGAATGGAATAATAAACCAGTTATATTTTGTGATATAGATGGCACCGTTGTGAAATCGCAGAGCAGAGTCGGTAATAATGCAATGTCTGTACTAGGTAAGCCTCTTGAAAAAAATGTAAAGGTACTTTTAGACTTACAGAAAAATGGATCTAAGTTTGTTTTTACTACAGCAAGAGAAAAAGAAGTTGAAGAATATACACGAGCTACACTTGATAATTTAGGATTTAAAGATTATGAATTATTGATTGGGTTACCAAATGCAGATAGGATATTAATAAATGATTTTCACAATCAAAACCCATACCCTAGAGCAACAGCAATCAATCTTAAAAGAGATAAAGATGACTTAGACCAATACTTAACATTGTTGAAGAGTGGTAAATGATACCCGATAAAAATTTATTTATTGTAACATCAGCTTTAGAGCCTACAATCGGTGTAATTAGTAAAGATGATAGACTTAAACAAACTTTAGATGGTCTTAAAAACCTGAGAGAAAAACTACCTAATGCTTATATTCTACTCTCTGATGGATCACCTGGAGGGATAGAAGATGAAAAAAGTAATCAAATAGACAAGTTAGTTAATGGACAAGTATATTGGGCTCATGATGAACAAGTGAGAGAATTATCTAAGACTGGTAGAAAGAGTGAAGCTGAAATTACTTTGTTGCTTAAGACACTTTTTTTATTGAAACAACACCCAGAATTAGCTAAACTGTTATACTCTGTAAAAAGAATTTTCAAATATTCAGCTAGATCGTTATTACAAGATAAGTTTAATATTGGAATATATGACAACTCTAATTTATTTGGTAAATACGTTTTTAAAGAAAGAATTGAAACTTGGATGCCAGATAAAAGTGTAACAGATCACTTGTTTATTACTAGATTTTTTTCACTTTGTCCTTCTTTGATTGATGATTATATTAGAACTTTAAACAAAGCACTAAACTCTTGCATGGCTTATAATATAGATACAGAACACGCACATTTTAGAGAATTGAATAAAAAATATGTGGTAGAACTTAAAAGATTGTATGTTGAAGGTATTATGGCTGGAACAGGAAAAACAGAGGAATATTGATATGAATTTATGGAAATACTTTTTAGAGAATGATGGTAATAAAATTACAAGATGGACACATTACTTTCCAATATATGAAAAACATTTTGAAAGGTTTAGAAATAAACCAGTAAAGATATTAGAGATTGGTGTTTTAAATGGTGGTTCTCTACCTATGTGGCAGAAATATTTTGGCCCACTTTCAAAGATAGTTGCAATTGATATAACACCATCTTGTTCAAACTATGAAATACCAGGTACTATTATTCGTATCGGTGATCAATCAGATGAAAAATTTTTACAAGAGTTAGTAGATGAATTTGGTGAATTTGATATTATCATAGATGATGGTAGTCATCAAGTCGCTCATGTAAACAAAACATTCCAGTATTTGTACTCAAAGATGTCTAAGAACGGAGTTTATCTTGTTGAAGATACACACGCAGCTTATTGGAAAGATACTCATGGTGGTGGTCTAAATGAACCAGAATCAATTGTAAATGTATCTAAAAACTTGGTTGATAAACTCAATGCAGATCATACAAAAGGTCAGGTAGAACCAGATGATTTCACTAGATCCACACAATCAATTACATTTTATGATAGTGTAATTGTATTTGAAAGAGGTGAAATACATTGGAAACAACCTTTAGAGTTTGGCAGAAATCAAGGTGGTGGAAGTTCTGATAATACACCATTTGTACCTGCATCTAGACCAGTTGATGAAAAAGCAGGAGTAGAACAATTTGTTGATGGAGATGTGCTAACCATAAAAACTTAAATGTATAAATAACAGAAATAATTAACTTATTAGCTGCAGAGGCTTATGAAATTTCTAGACTACATAGATGAAAATCTATCAAAAAAAGATAATCATGCCGTAATGTCATTCGGTAGAATGAACCCGATTACAAAAGGCCATGAAAAACTTGTAAATAAAGTGCAACAAGTCGCAAGACAAGTTGGTGGTTCACACCATGTTGTATTATCTCATAGTCAAGACAAAAATAAAAATCCACTTTCACCAACTGATAAGTTAAAACACGCTAAGAAGGCATTTCCACGTGCCAATTTATCCACTTCAGATAAAGAAAATCCAAATTATTTAAAACAAGCAGCTAAGTTACATAAAAAAGGTGTATCACACCTACACGTTGTTGCAGGTTCAGACCGTGTCTCAGAGTTTAAAAACACTCTCGATAGATATAATGGTACACATTCAAAAGCATTATACAACTTTAAAAAGATAACAATACATTCATCTGGTGATAGAGATCCAGATAGTCAAACTACATCTGGTATGTCAGGCACTAAGATGAGAGGACACGCAGTTAAAGGTGATTACAAGTCATTTAAATCAGGGGCTCCATCAAAAATGAGTGATTCTCATGTAAAACATATGTACAATGATACTCGCAAAGGCATGAAGATTGCAGAAGATGTTGCAGTATTTTTAATTGGTGGTCCTGGTTCTGGTAAAGATTACATATTCAAAAGTGTATTAGAAGATTTTAATCTTAGAGAAGTGAATACGGATAAAGCTTTTGAATATATCATGGAAAAAAGATATGATACTCATGAAAGATCAAACCTTGTAATTAATGGTAATGCTCATGAGATTAAAACTTTAAGTAAAATAAAAGAAAAATTAGAAGAACAAAATTATAAAACAACAATGGTTCTTGTTTCTACAACAAATGACGTTTCAAAATTAAGAAATGAGTCTAGAAAAAGAGTCATGAACGAGGAACTAAGACATCAAAAATGGGAATTAGTAAATATGGTGAAGCCATATTTTGAAGATGTTTTTAAAGAAGATTACATTGAATTTGATAACTCAGAAGATTTAACAGAGTACCACTTTCAACAAAGAATATTTGATTTAAAAGAATGGTTAGAGGATAAAATGTCCAATAACATAAAAGGTATTGATGAATTATTTGAAGATACATTTGATGAAGATTTGAGGCAATGGTTTTCTAAAGATCATCCACAAGGTGATTGGAAAAGAATCGACTCAAAAGGTAATGTAGCTGGACCATGTGCAAGAAAGCCAGGTGAGCCAAAACCAAAATGTATGTCAAAAGAAAAGAGAGCTAAGCTTTCTAAAAAAGAACGTGCAGCTGCTGTTCGTGTGAAGCGTAAACATGACCCAGTTGCAAATAGACCAGGAAAAGGTGGTAAACCTGTAATGGTCTCTAATTTTGGTAAAGGTAAAATAACGAAGGAGGATTTAAGTAATGAATATGATTGGAAATATGATAAGGAAAGTGATCAAAGAGGAAATAGACAAAGCTTTGGACGAGTTCTTGAGAGAGAATTTTCCGAGGCAGTATCACATAAAACAAAAAAGAGCAAACTCGGAACCAAGAATGTCAACAACACATTTAACGCATGGTACTTCGGGTCACAAGATAGCGAATACTACAAACCAAACGAACTCTCGGAAAAGAAGGCGTCCGAGAAAACCACGCAATATGAATCCATAGACAAAGGTATAGAACCTGGAATGGCTCTTAATTCATATTCTAAAGAATATAATAGTTTGACCAATAAAGGTCGATTAAAAAAAGGTGTAGTAATACCGTTTAAAGAACTTACAGGTGATACTACTACGGCTTCTATTTCAGCACAAAAGGAAGATGAACTTAAAAAAGTTGGTATTAATTTAAAAACTTTTAGAGCAAAACGATTTCCAGGAACAGGGTAATGAAAAAATTTATACAGTTTATAGAGGAAGATAAATCACCTGCATGGACAAGGTCCGCTGGCAAAGATCCAGATGGTGGTTTAAACCAAAAAGGTGTTGACTCATATCGCCGTGAAAATCCAGGATCAAAGTTACAAACAGCAGTTACAACAAAACCAAGTAAATTAAAAAAAGGTTCAAAGTCTGCTAAGAGAAGATTATCATTCTGCCGGAGAATGAAAGGCATGAAAAAGAAGCTAACCTCAGCTAAAACAGCTAGAGATCCAGATAGCCGAATTAATAAAGCTTTAAGAAAATGGAACTGCTAAACAAGGAGAAAAAGAAATGAAATCGAAAGATTCGGAGGCACTTAAAAGTGTCACAGACGAGGTCAATAAGATTATGTATGGTGTTCAACCAGTATCACAAGTGCTTAGTGAAGAACCTACTAATACAGAATTTGACCAAGAGTTGAAAAAAACACAAACTAAAGCCTCAAAAAAGAAAACACCTGAAGAGGAAGCTGGTGTTGCTAAAGGACTTCAACAAGCAGTTAAAGTTGAAAATGTAAACGTGTTTGATCTACCCTTAGACACTATGAGTGAAGAAGATGTCGAATCTCTCAAATCTCTAACACAAGATGCTATGCAATCCACCCCTTTATCCAATGAACAATCGGATATAGTTGAAAAAATTAATGTGATTCGTGAAAAATATGGAATGGTACCTTTACAAACTTTAAATAATAGAAATCAAATAGGTGAAGATAAAGAAAAACTTAAAAAGATTTCTAAAGAACTGGCTGGTGCTTCAAAGATGCACAAAAGCCAATCTGAAAGAATAGAAAAAATGTTACCAGATGTCAAATCAGTAGATGAGGCTCATGGTGAATTACACGGAGGTCAAAAGAAACTAGACATGAATAAAAATAATAAAGTAGATGCCGAAGATTTAAAGATGCTTCGTGCAAAGAAAAAACCTGCAAAACGCACCGTGACCATGGATAAACCTGATCGTTTAGTCAGTATGAAAGTTTCTAAAGAAGCTGTTGAATATGTCAATGAAGTTGAAGTATTACCAAAAGGAGTTACCAGACACAAGGCTAAACTAGCTCAAGGTGCCAAATATGGTGCGAGTGATTATGGTAGAGGTGGTGAAGAAGAGCAAACAATGAAAAAAGCAATGACAAGAAAATCTGAGCCAAAGAAAAGAGGTAGTTATGGCGCTAGACAAAACATAGTTCGTGGTACCAAAGTAAGTGGTAAAGACGTAAATGAGTCAGCTTCTTTCTTTGATAAACTAACAATGCTTGAAGAGGCGCCATTAGAGGCAATAAGTGTTTCTCTTCAAGAAGGTAGAATGAAAGATATGGTTACAGGTCACATGGACGCTGGCCATGATTTTGATACAGCTGTGAAGAAAGCACAGGCTGATATGAATAAGATAAAAAAACCAAAACCAAAACAGATGTCATTACCTTTAAGCAAACAAAAAGCAAATGAAGAGATAGATGAAGGTGCTTTAGGTGCTACTGCTGGGGCAGTTGGCGGTGCAATGATGGCTGGACCAGTTGGTGCAGCTGTTGGAGGATTAGTTGGTCACAAAGCTCAACAAGGTATTAAAAAGTTGGGTAAAAAAATAAAAGCAGGGTATCAAGCATTCAAAAGACCGCAAACTGCTGAAGCAATAGAGTATATGGAAGTTAAGAAAGCCACTAATGAGGAAGTTGAGCAGTTAGAGGAGGGCACCCCCTCAAAAAAGCAAGTTAAGCAGGCTATTGGGATAGCTCGTGATAAGAGATTCGCAAAAGGTAATATGACCGGTGCTGTAAAGACTATGGATAAGGTCAATAAAGGTCTCGCCCAACACCCTGCTGTATCAAAAGAGTTAAGAAAACAAAATGAAGATATAGAGCAGATTGATGAACTCGATACTAAAACTTTAAGAAGTTATAAAAGTAAAGCTGAAGATGACCAAGTTGACCGAGCCATGGATATGAAAGGTAATACACCTAAGGCCAAAAAAAGAGCAATGGGTATAGACAAAGCTAAAGGTAGACTTCAAATGAAGGCTCAGTTATATGGTGGTCGTCCAGGTCAATCCTCTTATAAAGAAGAAGTTGAGTACATAGAAGAAAAAAATGTACCAACTAATCCTAAATTATGGTCAAGAGCAAAATCATTAGCAAAATCAAAGTTTGATGTTTATCCATCAGCTTATGCAAATGGTTGGGCTTCTAAGTGGTATAAATCAAAAGGCGGAAGCTGGAGAAAAGGATGAAAACTTTAAAAGAACTCAGTAAATACACTCTCGCTCGTTATCAAATGGGAGCTGCAGATAACCTTAGAGATAAAGGTGTGGACCATGGTGCAAAAATAGTACAGTCTGTGGTTAAAGGTGGTGATGCGAAAAAAAATGACCCAGACAGGGAGAAAAGAAGCCAGAAGATGCGGAAAAGAGTAGTTGGTATTGGTAGAGCTGCAAATAAACTTACACAAAAAACCAATGAAGATATAGAGCAGATTGATGAACTATCACCAAAGACTTTGGGTAACTACGCAACAAAAGCTGGTGGTGATTTGGCTAGAAGATCGTATAAGATGGGTGCCAAAAGCATGAGTAAAAATGAATATGATGATAAAAAAGATTTTAGAAAGGTCAGCAATCGTCAAACTGGTTTAGCAAAAGCTGCTCGTAAGTTAGTTGATAAAGGCCGTAAAATGAAAGGTGGAGTTCCAGAGTCAGTAGAATATATTGATGAATCTGAAGCAAAATATCACTACAACTTAGGCAAGAAAAAAGCATTAGCTGGAGATAAAAGAGGGGAAACATCTGACAACTACGGGCCTTACGCTTCTGATTATAATAAAGGATATGATGATCACCAAGGCAAAAAGAATCCAAATACCAAAGTAGTTGGTAAAGATAGTTATGGTAGAACCGTAACAATGACACCATCTGAATCAGTAAGTGAAGGTCATTGCGGAACAGAAAAAAAAGGTAAAAAGAAATTTTTAAGAAATTTAAAAATGACAAAAGATCAAGCAACACTTGGTGATATGTCAACAGCTATACAAAAAGGTGGTTTTCAAGGTAGTGGCCAATATGAAGAAACAGAAATACTTGAAGATGGACATACAGATGTAGCATCAGCTATGAGAAAATGTAAAACAATTATGGAAGATGCAGGTGATATACAAACTAGATTAGCTATGATGGGTTCAGTTGAGTCATTACCAAGTTGGTGGACAAATAAACTTGCCGTTGCAGCTGCATATATGGATAGTATGAGAGATTACCTTTTATACCCTACAAATGAAGAAGTTGAACAGATTGATGAACTTAATGTAAGAACATTAAGAAGTTATAGAGATAAAGCAATGGATGATTATGAGGATAAAATTGATCCTAGAAAAGGTAGAAAATTAACAAGTCCAGAAGCAAAAAAAAGGATGCAAGGTATTCAAAAAGCTGATGATAAGATACAAACTAAAAAAATATTGCAACGTCAAAAGATGGGTGTAAGTGAAGGTCATATGACTGATGGTCAAATGAAAAAACGTGAAAAAATTGTAATGTCTATGAAACCTAAAATGAAAGGTTTTAAAGACAGATATGGTGATGATGCTAAAAATGTAATGTATGCAACAGCAACAAAGTTAGCGATGCAAGATGAAAATACAAGCATTTTTGAAAAAGTTAAAAAAGTTAGAAAAAAGAAAGAAAATAATTTAGTTGTTAAAGATAAATTTGAATCAGATCCGACCTTAACAAGTCAGATCATGAGACCTGATAATCCTTCCAATGACAACGATAATAAGATATAAATAGTATATAACATTTTAAAAGGAGAAAAAAATGTCGCTTTGGGGAAATTTAAACGCAGGGAACAATGCGCCAAAACAGACAGACACAACTGGTTATGGTGGTGATACACCTCAGGTAACTAGTAATGGTCAGGTCTATTACGCTAACACAGCAATCGGAGATTTTATTGATAAAGCCGCTTTAGGTATTTTCGGTCTAAGTACAGTTGAAACATCATCAGCAGTTGCAAATGTAGCTACTGGAGATGGTACTGGAATACCAACACACGCTGGTTGGATAACTCGTAAAGTTGGTGTAGGTCCAATCACATCTATCACAGCAAATGCCGGTGCAAAAGGTGTTAACTCTTTTGTTAAAATCTTTACTGGTGGTGGAGGCAAAGGTGGTTCAGGACAAATAGCCGCTAATGTTGAAATTACAGTCAATACAACTGGATTTATTGATGGAATTATAATTGGTAATAGTTTTGGTTTATATGCTAACACACCAGCTATCGCTAATGTATATACTGATACACACTTTAAACAAAATACCGCTGTGCTAACAGGTAAGGCAGTCACAAATGCTGTGTTTTCAATTACAGTTGGTGGTCGTGCAGGTAGAATACAGACTGAAACCTTAGTTGCAATGGGTTCTATGTCTGGTGATTCAGCTGCTAGTAATGCGGTTTTCGATAAGAGTTAATGAAAAAGTATAGAGATTTCCTCAAAGAAACTACCACAACTGTGGAAGTTGACCAAGCCGAGGAGTTCCACGACCTTCCTGCAAAGGATTGGGGTGAGAACTCCTCACTTTTCCGCAACCCTAAAATTAGATCGCAAGTCAATTATTATTTACTTAATTACTTACGAGTAGGGTTTCGAGTGCCAGAGGAAGGTATATCATCAATCAATAAAGCACTTGAAAGATTCGGTTCTTATTTACCAGTTACATATAGGCCAGATCAAGAAGGTGAAGAACTTGGTATTGATTTACTACAATACGGACAAGATTCAGGATATAAAATTTACATAATTTTCGATCTCTCTCATGAAAGTGGTCGCTTTGAGTTTTACGCTGAAGTTGGTGATGAAAAACGAATAGCTGAACTTTTATTAGATGAGGGAAAAAGAGTATAGGAAAATAATTTGTCTTTTGAAAATTTAAATAATGAAAACTGGATTTTATATGCTATAAAAGCTTATGAGAAACCAAACTATGTAATGAGTGAATTTAAAGATGATTTAAAAAGAATAAATTATTTAAAAAGACTCTTTCGTAGGCACAGAAAACCAAGTGATATAAAAGAAAGGTTGGTTTTAAATCACTTAACAGTTTTAGTTAATGTATTTGGACCATCAGTAACAAGTAGATTATTATTTTTTAAAGTAGATAAAGAAGATTATTCTATATTAAAAACTTATCTAACATTTTTAAATATTATGCCAGATAAGATATTAGGTATAAAAAATAATAATTTATATTCATCATCAATATCAATTGATATGAGTACAGCAGAAAAACTAAGGAAAATAGATGAGTAGTTGGTCGGACAAGTACAAAAGAAGTATTGATTGTAGCAACCCCAAAGGCTTTAGTCAAAAGGCTCATTGTGCTGGTCGTAAAAAAAGATCATTGAAAGAAGCTGGTAGGCCATATAGTGCAAAATATATGAAAGAACTTTTAAAGGCTGGTCAAGGTAAAACAGCAGACACAGTAAACGTAAAAATACCAAAAAGTGGACATTTCATGGACGAAGAAACACTTAAAAAGGAAGCTTGTTGGGATTCACATAAACAAGTTGGTTTTAAAATGAAAAAGGGTAAAAGGGTGCCTAATTGTGTACCAAGAAACGAAGATGCACCAGTAAATAGTGTAGGTGGTGGAAAAGTCGCAGGTCTTGGTGTTGGCCCTCAAGGTGAACCAGGAGTTCCAGTAAAAAGAAAAAAGAAAAAATTGATGCCATTCATAATGTATATGAAGAGGAAAAATGTTTAATGTTTTAAGTGTGATAAAAGTTTTATGTTATCTTGGTATTGTTATTATAATTGCAGGTGGACTTTGGTATGTTACAAATCTCAAGGCACAGTTAGCCACATCTGAATCAAATAATAAAATACTAGAAGAATCCTTGTCTAATCAAAATGATGTAATTGACCAGATGATGTATGATATTGACATGATAAAAGAAATCAATCAAGAGGTGAGTGATGAATTAGAAAGACAAAGAAATGAAGTAAAAAATCTTTTTGATAAGTTTAATGTAAATGCAAAAGGTGAATCTAGAGATATTGGAAAAATAGCCATGAGAAAACCTAGAGCAATGGAAAGACTTATTAATCGTGGCACAAGAAACGCACTTAGATGCCTAGAAATAGCTTCAGGTGCAACTATCACAGAAAAAGAACGAAATGCAAAAACAGAAAGTACAATAAATCGTGAATGTCCAACTATCGCTAATCCTTCTTACATCCCTATTTTTCATTAACGGGTGTTCAATACTACCTAAATTTTGGGAAGATGATGTACAACCCATTGAAGTAAAAGAGGTGGCCGTTGAAAGAATTAAACTAAATATAGAGTCACCAAAACCATTACAACCTGAAAAAATAGAATGGGTTGTAATTACACCAGATAATGTTGATAAAGTTTGGAAGAAACTAAAAAAGAAAAATGAAGATTTAGTTTTATTCGGCCTTACAGATGAAGGTTATGAAAAATTATCAATCAATATGGCTGAAATAAGAAACTTTATTAATACACAAAGAATAATTATATTAAAGTATAAGGGTTACTATGAAAAAGACGATAGCGTTAATTAGTGTAATATTAATCTTATCTGGTTGTAGTGTGATTGATGCTTATAGAACATCAAAATATGATAATAATGAATATATGAGTGTTACTCAAATTAAAACTATATCACAGATTTCAATACCATTTTGTGATGCTAGAGTTTTTAATTATGCACTTGTTGATCAACTATATAATAGTTCAATGTTTGCTGTTAATTATACACAGCACATACCAAGAAATGAAGATACACATAATCTTTTAGTAGATTTACATAATTTAATTTTGGATTTTAAATCTCGATATGATACCGGAGGTAATGTTTCAAATACCTATTGTAGATTAAAATTGAAACAAATTTCAGCAGCTGCTGAACAAATGCAACGAGTTATCGGGAGCAAAACCAGATGAAATGGCTAAAATGGTTGAGTTGGGAAAAAGATCCCAAAAAGCAATCAGGAAGTGCAGAATGGGGACCAATAATTAAATTTTGGATATATGGTATAGCTATTTTGACCATACTCTTAATAGTTGCGGGTGCTTGGGCATTTGCACCAATTAAACTCAGTTAAGGAAAATATGAAGATGAAAGAAGATACAATTACTCTTACAGAAGCTGAAATTGCATTTAAAGAAATAGAAAAAGAATATGTAGATGGTAATATTAGTCCATCTGAATATAAAGACCTTTTAGAGGGCTTGGAAGCTTCTAATGCCATAACTAAAACATCTGATGAGTTATTTCGTAAACAAGAACTACAAAGGACAATAGAGAAATCCATTGCAACAATTTCAGCGATTTTGTAATGCCAGACACTAGAGAAATACAAGAACTAAAGCTTGATGTTGGTTTATTGAAAAGAGATATAAATCAAACCAATAAACTATTAGAAAAACTATCCATATCCATTGATAAGATACAGGAGTTAAACGTCAATGTTTTACAAATGTTATCACTACATGAAGAAAAGCTAGATCAAAATGAGAAGCAAAAAGGTAATGTAAAGAATGACATAAAAGAATTACATTCTAGAGTTACCTCAGTTTCAAGAGAAGTTCATGATAGAATAGACCAAGTGCCTATTCAAATCACATCTGTACATGAGAGAATAGATCAAATAGAATCATCTATTAATTTAAGACTCGATTCTCTCAGAAAAGATTTATTAGACCATAAAAAAATAGATAAAAGTAGGTGGTCTAAAGCTGTAGGTGAAATAGAAAAATATAAATGGCTTGTTTTAGGTGTAGCAGTTACGGCTTCATTTTTCTTGGGTAAACTAGACTTATCCACCATATTATCACTTGTAATATAGTTTTATACATGATATAGTAGTAACTATGTCATTATCAGTTGAATCAAAATACATCCGTTTACTATCACATAGATTAAGAAACTTCAAACAGAAGAAAGACTACTTGTGGAATTTTTCTTGCCCAATTTGTGGTGATAGTAAGAAAAATTTATTAAAAGCAAGGGGCTATGTCTATTCTAAAGGAAATAATTTATTCTACCGTTGTCATAACTGTGGCTCTAGCCTCAGTCTTGGCAATTTCATTAAACAGTTTGATGCAGAGATATACAAAGAGTTCATACTCGAGCGATATAAGTCAGGTGAGTCGGGATTTTCAAATTACCAGAAGCCGAAATTTGAAAATATCAAGCCACCAAAATTTGGAAAAGTAAAAAAACAAAACTTTGAACATGGTGAGTGGTTATCAGATTTACCAGATAATCACTTTTGTAAGTCATATGCAAAGCAAAGAAAAATACCGAACAAGTATTTTAGTAAATTATTGTTTACACCTGATTATAAAATGTTTGTTCAGAGTATGATGCCAGATAATGATATGAAACTCACACCAGATGCAAGGCTTGTAATACCATTCTATGATGAGAATGATGAGATTTTTGCGATCTCAGGAAGAGCTCTTGAATCAGGTGATAGTAGATTAAGATATGTAACACTAAGAACAAATAAATCTGAAAATAAATTAGTTTATGGGCTTGACCGTGTGGATTTAGATGATATAGTTTATATTGTTGAAGGTCCTCTTGATTCGTTGTTCTTAGACAATTGTATTGCATCAGGCGATGCTAATTTATCAATTATTGCGGAGGACTTGACAAATGTAGATAAACAAGATAAAATACTAATCTTTGACAATGAACCAAGAAATGTAGAGGTATGTAAACTAATGTATGATGCTGTGAAGCGTGGACATCACATTGTTATTTGGCCGCAATCAATAAAAGAAAAAGATATAAATGAGATGATTTTATCTGGATATACGCAAAACGAACTCAAGAAGATTATAAGTACAAATACGTTTTGTTGCTTAAGAGCTCTTAGTAAATTAACATTCTGGAAGAAAGTATAATATGAAAAATGTACATTTAGTTGGCATTTCGTCATTCTTTGGCGATTTGAAAGGTAAAACTCCAGAAGATGCAATAATCTATATGGCTAGAGTATCTAATCCAAGTAATCAAAATAATTTTGAAAGTTCTGACAAATTAATAAAATATTTAATTGATAACAAACATTGGTCTCCTTTTGAGATGGTGCATATTGTGTTAGAAATAAACACTACAAGAGATATTGGAAGACAAATATTGAGACATAGATCATTTTCTTTTCAAGAGTTTAGTCAGAGATACGCAGATCCAACAAAAGAGTTGGAATTTGCACAAAGAGAATCAAGATTACAAGATACTAAAAATAGACAAAATAGTATTATGATGGACGAAGAAAATCCAGCTCATAGTTATTTACAATATGTCTTTGAACAAAGGCAGAAAAAAATTAAAGAGTTCGCAATTGATAGTTATAAACATTTAGTAGATAAGGGTATGGCAAAAGAACAAGCTAGATGTATTTTACCTGAAGGTCTTATGATGAGTAAACTTTATATGTCGGGAACTTTAAGATCATGGATACATTATTGTGGATTGCGAATGTCAAATGGCACGCAAAAAGAGCATATGGAAATTGCAAAGCAATGCTGGTCTATAATAGGAGATAACTTTCCAAATGTTACTAAAGCAATATATTAATAGGATAACAAAACTGATGAATCACAAAATTTCAATAGATGTAGAAAAAGATAAACTATTCGATACTCTAGGTTTAAGAAGATTAAAAGAATCTTACATGAAAGAGGAAGAAGTTTCACCACAGGAGAGATTTGCTTATGTATCAAAAGCTTTCGGAACTGATGATGCTCATGCACAACGTCTATATGAATATTCTAGTAGTCATTGGTTGTCTTATTCTACTCCTATCTTATCTTTTGGTCGTAGTAAGCGTGGCCTTCCTATTTCTTGTTTCCTCCCTTATCTTCATGATAGTAGAGAAGGTTTGGTTGACACTCTCTCCGAGGTGAACTGGTTATCAATGTTAGGTGGTGGTGTCGGGATTGGTCTAGGAATACGTTCCAGCGATGATAAATCAACTGGTGTAATGCCACACTTAAAAACATATGATGCTTCAAGTTTAGCATATAGACAAGGTAGAACTCGCAGAGGTTCTTATGCAGCTTATCTTGATGTATCTCATCCTGATATTATACAGTTTTTAGATATAAGAAAGCCAACTGGCGATCCTAATATGAGAACAATGAATTTGCATCATGGTATTAACATTACCGATAAATTTATGAATCTTATTGAAAATGCCATGGTTGATGAAGAATTTGATGATACATGGGAACTAATAGATCCACATTCGGGAGAAATAAAAGAAAAAATATCGGCTAAAAAGTTATGGCAAAAAATACTTGAAATACGAATGATGACTGGCGAACCATACTTACATTTTATTGATACGAGTAATAGAGAAATGCCAGAGTTTCAAAAGAAAAAAGGATTAAGTATTAGACAATCAAATCTTTGTTCAGAAATTATATTACCTACTAACGAAGAAAGAACAGCTGTATGTTGTTTATCTTCACTCAATCTAGAATATTTTGATAAATGGAAAGATAATACTCTTTTTCTTAAAGACGTAGCGGAGATGCTAGATAATGTGCTTCAGTATTTTATTGATAATAGTCCTGATGCTGTACACCGTGCAAAATATAGTGCTATAAATGAACGTAGCATTGGTATTGGTGCTCTTGGTTTCCATGCTCATTTACAAGATCATGGAATACCTTATGAATCCGCACTTGCAAAGTCAAGAAACGTGGAAATCTTTAGACATATTAGGAGGGGATTAGATGAAGCAAATTTGGATCTCGGTAAAATTAGAGGAGAAGCTCCTGATGCTGCTGGTACTGGCCGTAGGTTTTCTCACCTTATGGCTATTGCTCCCAATGCTTCTAGTAGTATTATTATGGGTAATACAAGCCCTAGTATAGAACCATATCGTGCAAATGCTTATAGGCAAGATACTTTATCTGGTGCATATCTACATAAAAACAAATTTCTTGATAAAATAATTACAGAAAGAGCAAAAAATGATCTTGACTATCAGAAAATCTGGAGCAACATTATCGCTACCGATGGATCCGTACAACACCTTAATTTACTCAATGACCGGGAAAAGGACATCTTCAAAACGAGTATGGAAATTGACCAAAGATGGGTTGTGGAGCACGCAGCTGACCGACAAAATTACATTGACCAGGCTCAATCCGTTAACCTATTCTTTCGGCCGGACGTAAATGTAAAATATTTACACGCAACACATTTTATGGCATGGAAGCAAGGGCTTAAAACTCTTTACTATTGTCGTTCAGAAAAGATTGGTAAAGCCGATAAAATATCAAGAAAAGTTGAAAGAGATGTAATTAAAGGTTTAGATTTAAAAGCAATCGCAGAAGGTGAAACAAGGACACAAGCAATCATTTATGGAACTTTAACTTGCGGTTGGTGTCAAAAAACTAAAGATGAGTTTTCTGAAAGAGGTATTACTTTTGATTTTGTTAATATTAAAGAACTAGGTAAAACAGCAGCTGAAGTAACAGGTCGACCTGTTACAACAGTACCACAGATTTATCTGGAGAATGAATATATTGGAGGATATAGTGAGTTGATGATACACCTCAACCAACAGCCAGAATCAGATGAATGTACCGCTTGTGAAGGTTAATGTATGACTGGTTAGAAATTATAGAAGGTAAAACAGGTTACTGGGTTATTGGTTACATCAAAGTTTTTGGTGGACCTTTTAATACCGATATAGATGCTCAAAAATATAGACATTATTTAAAAGAAAAATGGGAGAAAGAAGATGGCATATAGCGAAAAAGTTATAGATCATTATGAAAATCCTAGAAATGTAGGATCAATGAATAAGAATGACTCAGATGTTGGTACGGGTATGGTCGGTGCACCGGCCTGTGGTGATGTAATGAAATTACAAATAAAAGTAAATGATGATGGTATCATTACAGATGCAAAATTTAAAACATATGGCTGTGGTTCAGCCATAGCAAGCAGTAGTTTAATGACTGAATGGGTAAAAGGTAGAACGATTGATGATGCAGAATCAATTAAGAATGTTGAGATTGCAAAAGAACTATGTTTACCACCAGTAAAAATACATTGCTCAATTTTAGCTGAAGATGCCATCAAAGCTGCTGTTCAGAACTATAAAGATAAAACTAATGATGTAAAAGTTAGAATTGAAAAACTAAATTAGGAGTATTATGAAAACCGATTTGAGATATAACGATTTAAAATATTGTGAATTATCTAGCCTCGTTTATGAAGATTTGACTACTAATATACAAAGTCAAATTATGAAAGAAATGAACTATAAAACAGTTGACTTTCTTGACCACGATGGTGCTCAAGCTTATGTTTGCACAAGTGATAATGAGATAACATTTGTATTCAGAGGTACTGAACCTGATGTAGCAAGTGATGTTGTTGCTGACTTAAAGGCATGGAAACAAAAGAGTCAGGTTGCTGGTAGAGTTCATGATGGATTTTATGGTGAACTTGAAAAATTATGGGATCAAATTGAAACTTATGTTGATGAGCATAAAGGTAAAGTTTGTACTATAACTGGTCATAGTTTAGGAGCCGCAATGGCCACTATTTGTGCCGCCAGATTACAAGGCATTTTTAAATCATTAACACTATACACTTTTGGTTCACCTAGAGTTGGTAATAAAAGATTTGTAAATAGTCTTAGCTTCGATCATCACCGTTGGGTAAACAACAATGATGCTGTTACAAAAGTACCCCCATCTTTCTTGTTTTTCAAGCACCATGGTACATTGGAATATTTAAACTATTATGGAAATATTCGTGATGGTTTAAGCCCATGGCAAAGAATTAAAGATGGTTTAAGAGGTAGATTTACCGCTTTTAAAAAACTTCAATTTTTTAGAGGTGTATATGATCACCCTATCGGTGAATATGAAAAGAAACTTGCAAGTCTTGATCTAAAACAAAAAGAGATGATGGAAGACCTTGCAAATACAACAAGAGGCTAATGAAATGTTTAAAAGATTATTATTATTATTAATGCCAATTTTTTTAATTGGTTGTGCATCAGTACCAGAAATGTTTAAAGGCCATTTGGCTATATCATTAGGTAAAAAATGTGATGTAACAGACAATGGTGTTTTAATTACAAGTTATGTTTGGTTCTATGATGGTAGAGATATTCTAGATGCCTCAAAAGATTTATGTATTGTAAAATAAACCAATAAGAAAGGAAAACTAATGAAAGTTTTATGTATTTTATATGACGATCCAACTGGTGGTATGCCAAAAGATTATGCAATAGAAAATCTACCAGTAATTGAAAAATATCCTGATGGTCAAACATTACCATCACCAAAAGCTATTGATTTTAATCCCGGTGAATTACTTGGTTGTGTATCAGGTGAATTGGGTCTTAGAGAATTTTTAGAATCAAATGGCCATGAGTTGGTCGTTACCTCAGATAAAGATGGAGAAGGTTGTACAGCAGACAAAGAATTAGTTGATGCAGATGTTGTTATATCTCAACCATTCTGGCCATATTATCTCACAAGAGAAAAAATGGAATCAGCACCAAACTTAAAAATGGCGATTACAGCAGGTATAGGTTCAGATCACGTTGACTTGCAGGCCGCCATGGACAATGGCGTGGACGTGATGGAAGTAACATACTGTAATTCAAGGTCAGTTGCAGAACATATTGTAATGATGGTTCTTGCATTGGTTAGAGATTATCATACTCAACATAAGATTGTAAATGAAGGTGGTTGGAACATTGCTGATGCAGTTTCAAGGTCTTATGATTTAGAGGGTATGAAAGTTGGTACAGTTGCAGCTGGTCGTATTGGATTAGATGCACTTAGAAAACTAAAAGCTTTTGATGTTGAATTGCATTATTTTGATAAGCATAAATTATCAGATGAAGTAGAAGAAGAGTTAAATTTAGTTTATCATGATAATGTCGAATCTTTAGTTTCCACGGTAGATGTTGTAACAATTAATTGCCCACTACACCCTGAAACCGAAAATCTATTTAATGCAGAATTAATTTCAAAAATGAAAAAAGGTGCATACATAGTAAACACGGCTCGTGGTAAGATTTGTGATAGACAAGCAATTGTTGATGCACTTGAATCAGGTCAATTAGCTGGTTATGCCGGTGATGTTTGGTTCCCACAACCTGCACCAAATGACCATTCTTGGAGAAGTATGCCTCATCATGGTATGACACCTCATACATCAGGTACCTCACTCACAGCTCAAGCTAGATACGCAGCTGGTACGAGAGAAATACTTGAAAAATTATTTGATGGTGAAGAGCAAAGAACTGAATACACTATTGTTAAAGATGGTGCATTAGCAGGAACAGGTAAACATTCTTATACTGAAGGTTCAGCAACAAGCGGTTCAGAGGAAGCTGCCGAGTATAAGGCTTAAAAAAGGAAAAATAAATGTTTGATACACTTTTATGGTTATTTTTAGGTGCTTTAATTGGTTGGAACTTTCCTCAACCTTGGTGGGCGAAAGTGATACAATCAAAGATTTCAGGACTATTTCAAAAGAAGGAAGTATAAATGCTAAAAGACGAAAGAACATATTATAAACCATTTAATTATCCATGGGCTTATGATGCGTGGCTGAAACATGAACAATCACATTGGATGCACACAGAAGTGCCAATGAATGAAGATGTAAAAGATTGGAAGAATAAGCTTTCTGAAGAAGAAAAAGCTTTTCTTACAAATATTTTTAGATTTTTCACTCAAGGTGATATTGATGTTGCAGGTGGTTATGTAAAGAATTATTTACCACATTTCCCACAACCAGAAGTAAGAATGATGTTAGCTGGGTTTGCGGCTCGTGAAGCATTACATATCGCAGCTTATTCTCATTTGATTGAAACACTTGGTATGCCTGAATCAACATATTCAGAATTTGCCGACTATGAAGAGATGAGAGCTAAACATGATTATGTAATGGAGTTATCATCAAAGAATGGTACAAAAGAATCAACAGCAACACATATTGCTGTGTTCTCAGCTTTTACTGAAGGTATGCAATTATTTTCGTCATTCATTATGTTATTAAATTTTCCAAGACATGGTAAAATGGTTGGTATGGGTCAAATCGTTACTTGGTCAATTGTTGATGAAACACAACACGCCGAATCAATGATTAAATTATTCAGAACATACATAGAAGAAAACAGAGAAATCTGGAATGATGATCTGAAAGGTAAAATTTATACGATTGCAACAAAGATGGTCGAACTAGAAGATAAATTTATTGACTTAGCTTTTAAAATGGGGCCAATGGATGATCTTAAACCAGAAGATGTAAAACAATATATACGGTACATAGCTGATAGAAGATTAATCAGCTTAGGACTAAAAGGTATATTTAAGGTGAAAAGAAATCCATTATTATGGGTCGAAGGTATGATTAATGCACCCACACACACGAACTTTTTTGAAAACAGAGCAACTGATTATGCTAAAGGTGCTATGAAAGGAAAATGGGGAGATGTGTGGGGAAAAGCTGCCTAATTGAAAACTATACAATATACTTGTGATACTTGTGAATCATCATATACAATAGAATATGACGTAGAAGGAACAGAAACGGACCCTATGTATTGTCCTTTCTGTTCCAGTTACATTGATTTAGAAGAAGCGAAGATTGGAGATGAATGAATTGGACTTACAATGGACATGAATTTAATGAATCAGATATTGGCAATTCTTTTGGTTTCGTTTATTGCATACATAATCTTGTAGATAAAAAACGATACATTGGAAAGAAATTCTTCACTAAAGCCGGTTACAAACAAGTAAAAGGTAAAAAAAAGAAGATTAGAAAACCATCAGATTGGAAAAAGTATTGGGGCTCAAACAATACTCTTATTGATGATGTCAAAAAACACGGAGAAGATAAATTTATTAGAGAGATATTATATCTTTGCTCTAATAGGTCTGATTGTGCTTACTTAGAGTTGAAGGAACAGATGGAGAGGCGTGTCCTTGAACGGGAGGACTATTACAATGACTGGATTATGGTAAAAGTATCAGGTAAAAACATAAGAATTTTAAATGAAAATAAGAAAGGGTGATAAATTGATAGATTTAAAAAAATATCAAGAGTTTGTTACTAAGGTGACCTCTGAAACCTCTGGCTCAACAAATAAGTTACATGAAAGAATGGCTGCAATTGATTCTAAAAGTGGTGTGAATACAGCCAGATTATTAACAGGTGCCATTGGTATTGCATCAGAAGGTGGTGAATTAGCTGAAATTGTAAAGAAGTGTTTATTTCAAGATAAACCTATGAGTGAAAAAACACAATTTCATATCAAGAGAGAGTTAGGTGATATTATTTGGTATTGGGTAAATTCATGTACCGCAATGGGACTAAAACCAGATGAAGTAATACAAGAAAATATTGAAAAGCTCGAGAGTAGATATCCTGGAGGTAAGTTTGATGCTCATTATAGTGAAAATAGAAAAGAAGGTGATCTATAATAGTAACACCTGAAAAAGCACACCAATATGTATAATGAGTTTACTTTAATATGGGTAGTAATTTAATAGATTTGCCCCAATTATTGCAACGCACAATATAAAATTTATAAATAATTATTTTAAGGAGATTTATATGTTTATTAATCCAATCAACTTAGTATCAACAACAATTGATAGCCAAGTCAAGTTTTTAAATCAATTAAATGATATTGCTAAAAAGAATTCAGTTAAAGAATTACATACATACATGGATAAGACCGTTGAAACTGTAACAGAAATGTCCAAATATGCAAAAGAGATTCTTGAAACTAACATCAAACTATTTAACAACAGCAAGTAAAGTAAGAACTTGGAGTGCCGTAGAAAAAAATAACTGGACAATAAAATTCTCCATTTACAATAGAAGAGAAATTTTATTGATCGTTATATCAAAAGACACAGGCCAGACTCTCATAAGATTTTTTAAGAATGAAGATTTAGCTTGCTCTTTTTTAAATCTTATAATAGAATTAGATTCAAATACTTTTCAAGAGAAGGTCTAAACACAGAACTCCTAAATAGATTATCAAAGTATAATACTTTTAGGAGAAAAAAATGGGTTTAGCTTTATACTTATTATTAAGTTTACCACCAGTAATAGCCTTTTGCGTTGCATCTAAATGGATGAAATGAGATATATTTTTATAATTAAAATTACTCTAGTGACCCTCATAGCAGGGTTACTATGGTGGTCTCCTCTACACGCTAATCAAAAAGTATTAAAAGATCCAACCCTTGAATGTCACTTGATAGGAATTCAAGAAAATTGGTTAGATTTCATAAAATCAGATCGCAAAAAACCATTAAAAAATTATTGCGTTTATAAATGCAGTAATTCAATCGAGTACATAGCCGAGATAGAAGAGGTAAAGGGTTGTAAGTATAATCGAACAATCTACCAAACGGAGATATGGGGTACTCACCTAGAAAAGATTCCCGAAAAAAAATATCGTGTACACACCGATAAGGTCGAATCTAAAATATTTAAATGTGATTGCACCCCATGAAAAAGACAAATGCAAAAAATAGTAATCATAACAGATTCCTGGGAGCCACAGGCCAACGGCATAGTAAGAACATACCAAAATCTTAAAAAGGAACTAGAAAAAAAAGACTATGATGTAACAATATTACACCCGACCTATCTACATTATAATGATAGGTCGCCATTACCAAAATGGTGTATGATTAAACTACCATTTTACAGAGATATAAAAGTAATTGTAAATCCATGGCTCTATAAAGACTTAATCGACTCTTTTGCTTTTCTGAATTATAAAATACATATTACAACAGAAGGCCCTCTAGGATTATATGCGAAATATATTTTAGACAAACGCAAATTCTCTTATACAACATCATATCACACTAAGTTTCCAGAATTATTTGAATCATATACAGGATTTTCATCAAAATTATTGTATAAGTATTTTAAGTGGTTTCACCGTAAATCAAAGAGTGTGATGGTATCAACTGAAGGCACTAAAAACCTTTTGGTTGATAAAGGTTTTAAAAATGTAAAAGTTTGGAAAAAAGGTGTAAATCAAGCATTATTCAGTCCCAAATATAGAAAGCCATGGGGTCAAGGTTTTATTCTTTGTGTATCTAGAGCTTCAAAAGAAAAAAACGTAGATGAATTTTGTAATTTACAATTTCCAAATAAAGTTTTTGTTGGTGATGGGCCATATTTGGAAGAACTGAAGCAAAAATATCCATTTATAAAATTTACTGGTAGTTTAGAAGGTCTCGAATTAGCCAGATATTTTGCAAGTGCTGATGCTTTTATATTTCCATCAAAAAGTGATACTTTTGGTATCACATTACTTGAAAGTATTTCATGTGGTACACCTGTATTGGCATATGATCAACCTGGACCAAAAGAGGTGATAATAGAAAATATCAATGGATGTATTGTACATAATGATAAAACCTATGGTTTTGATAATACATTAGATACTAAAATTAAAAAGGTACTAGAAGTTTCAAGAGAAGCTACCCGTAAATCGGCAATAAAGTGGACATGGGAGAGCTCAATGCTTGACTTTTTAGACATTATAAAGTAGAATAGTAATATTAAATGGGAAAAAAATTAAATGAATTTACCAGCTAAAAATCTTATTATTGAAGGCAAAGTAAAAAAAGTTTATCAAAGTGAGAAAACAAATGAAGTTTTGATTAATCACCAAGACAAGGTAACAGCAGGCAACGGTCTTTATAAAGACTGTATGTTGGGTAAAGGTAATATTAATGCCAAGATTTCCTCTATTATGTTTAAGCATTTAGAGGAAGCTGGCTTAAGCACACATTTTATAGAATTAGATGAAAGTAATCCTTGGAATATTATGAGGTGTAAAAAAGTAGATATTATACCTCTCGAAGTTGTTGTAAGAAATGTAGCCGCTGGCTCAATTGTTAGAGAAACTAACATAGAGAAAGGTTATAAGTTTTCTAGACCAATAGTAGAATTTTATTTGAAAGATGATAGTAAAAATGATCCTCTTTTAACTCAAGAAAGATTATCATTGATGGGTTTTGAGGAGAGGTATGCAACCAGTTTTTTAAAAGTTCAAGCATTAAATGTAAATAAAGTTATAGAAAAAGTTTTTAGTAATATCGGCCTTAACTTAATTGATTTTAAATTAGAATTTGGATTCGATTCAGAAGGCCGAATATTAATCGCTGATGAAATAACTCCTGATGGCTGTAGACTCTGGGTAAAAGATACTGAAGAGAGTATGGATAAAGATTTATACCGAGAAGAAGGATATAATTCTACTATTATGAGTCTACGGGTTATCACCAACAAATATGAAAAAATTATGGTGGATCTTGAAAATGATAATTCATGGTATTAGCCAAAAGTATTTTAAAGCTATAGATTATTTCGGTGATAAGTTAAAATTACCAAAAGATATTATACTTGAATTCTCATATTCGAGAAAGATACCTATGCTAGGTCATTGTTGGGAAAGTGATGAAAGTATATTTTCCAGAGTGCCAATTTATTGTGTTCAATTAAAAACAGGTCAAGACAATCAATCACTATTAGAAACTATAGCTCATGAAATGTGCCATATAAAACAATATGTAAATCATGAAATAACCGCCTCTCTAAATACTTGGCGTGGCATTTATGTAAAAGATGAACCTTGGGAAATAGAGGCAGAAGATTTTGCTATAAATGTTTATTCAGAATTAAATAATATTAGGGTGAAAAATGAAAAAAAAGAATGATGAAGAAATATCGTCTAAACAATTAGAAGAGATAGAACAATTAGTGAGTCAGACAGACAATTTTCTAATGGATCTATATGAATCAATACCCATGACAATGGTAAATGCCATAATGATGGGAAGATTAATGATGCACTCCAAAGCTAACAATCAAGAAAAAGAATTCAAAGAATTTTTAAATGATGTTATCTCAGGTGATTTTGAGAAAAAGTCCACCCTACAATGATTAAAAAGTGCCCTAGGTGTCAAAAAGATCACCGAAAGAAAGGTACTTATTGTTCCCGATCCTGTGCAAATGTGAGAACTCATACACAAGCAGACAAAGATATTCGCAGAGAGAAGCTTTTAGATTATCATAAGACACCCGAATCGGCCGCTACGAGAGAGAAAGCATCACGCAGTAGAACAGCATACAATAAAGGTTTAGAATACAATGAAGTTGGTCAAGAAGATTACGCAGTAGAGATACCAACAGTAATGGGTGATATTGAAGATTATGAAATGTTTGACAATTTTGAAAGGATTGAAAAATGGTAGAAAAAGAAACTGAACTTGAAAAAGCTGAAAAGTTTTTAGTACACGTTGATTCCGATATAAGGCACCAAACATTAGGATTGACCGGTCAAATGATAGCCAAGTCAGCTCAAAAACTAATTGTAAACTATGTGCATTTACTTAAACAAGTCGAAGCTCTGGATCTTTTAGCTGATGATGGATATCAAGAATATTACAAAACAGATAAGAACGGAAGTTTGACTAGAAAAAATGGATGATAAAGATGCTTTAGACTTTTCTGAACAGCTTAGAAATAAAACTGTAACAACTTGGTGTGGAGGTCACATTAAACCTAAAGCATATGTGAACATAAGCAAAGAAATACCTAATATGAGTGAAAATGACATAAAAAAAATGTTTGATGAAAATCCAGATTTTAAGAAGTGGTGGAGAGTATGGAGTCTATTAGAGGAAATTCATAGCGGTGATTAAAGAATTTACAAGTGAGTGGGAAATAAGAAAAGAGGCTTATATGCAAAATGGTTATGGAGTTGATACATGGCAAGCTTTTAAATTGGAATATGAATGGATTAAGTTAAAACGATTGTTATATATTGATGGTAAGTTTAATGAATTAGCTCACCGTGAGTGGCTTAAAACCATAGATGATTTACTTTTACGCCTTTTTAATTTAAAATCATTAAAAGGTGATACAGATGATTGGGAGAACTGGGATGGATATCATGCCTTTTATAGAAGGTTAAATATTGAACGTAAAAGAATAAGCGACCGCCTCTTTGGTAAGTTTTTTAAAATGAGTAATGAGGACCAATACACAGGTCCAGATAAATGGGATAATGGTTATGTCAAATAAAAAAAATGTAGCAAATGGCGGTGTATTTATTATGAATAATAAATATTCTCTTTACATTAAAATGAAATGTTTTTTAATTAAACATTTTATGGAAACAAAAATATGGGTTGATTTATTACCTGTTTGGATACTTTTAATATTATTTTTCATACCGTTTAACATTGGTTTTCTAATTGGCATCATTCTATGAATATTGAGAACTGGTTTCCTAGAATAAAAAGATGGCGAGGAAAACCGAGATATAATGAGAATGGTGATTTAACACATGGTGTATTTGATGATGTTGAATTTACTGGTGGAAATCTTGGTGGAATGAGAATCCACTATTATATGGGAGTATGTGAGCATATGATGGTTGCAAAATGGATTGAGAACGGGCTACCTGATGAAGTTCCCTGTTTTTTAAAAGAACCATGGGGAACATACCCTCAACTACCTAAAAAGAAAGTGAAAGCTAAATGAGTTTAGAGAAATTTATAAATCCAATTCAAACAATTAAGGAGAAGATTAGACAAAGGCGAAGTCAAATGTTGGTTCATTCATACTTGTATTACGAAAAAGATGAACCTATCATTGATGATTTTAAATGGCAACGCTGGGCTGATGAATTAGCTGTTTTACAAAAAGAAAATGTAGGACATTGTGAAATAGGTTTTTATGATAAGGAGTTCGCAGATTGGACCGGAGATACTGGTTGTGCTTTACCATTAAAAGATCCAAAAGTAGTAGAGAAGGCAGAACAAATTTATGGTTTTTTTATTCAAGCAAATAAACTACCATAAAATGCTTGACAATTCGGTAATCAATCTATAAGATGGTATCATAGTCAATCGGGAGTTTTTATGAAAAAGAATTTTTCGAGTCGCAGATGGACAAAAGTGGTTACCGATACATTATCGAGAAAATGGAAAAAATGTCTGAAAAGGCAATCAAATAAGAGATTAAGAAAGGCTGTGTTGCATAAATGATACAGTCTTTTTTTTGTGCTTGACATTTGGGCAACCAGCTTATACAATGGTTTCATAGACTAAACAAACGGGAGTTTTAAATTGAAGATAATAAATGAAGCTGAATTAAATGAAGTAGCAAAAGGTCTTTTAGATGGTGCTGTTGAAAATCTTAAAGACGTAATTGCTGATGATTATGTTGGTTGGACAAATAGATATGACATTCATGATGATCAAATCGAAGATAAAAGAGCAGAATTTAAAAGCAGACTATCAGTTGCAAAAGGCAAGAAGTATTGGAAAATTATCGCAGGCCATTCTTGCTGGGGTTTTATTGTTGCTACAGGTGATGATAAACTATTCAAAAAAGGTGACATTCTCAAAGCCGCAGGTTGGTCAAAACCAGCTAGAAACGCACCACGAGGAAATGTTCTTGATGGTAATTTTAATGGTGTTCGCTGGACTGGCCCAGCTTATTTAAGATAAGGAGTTAAAATGGAATTTTTATTTTCCGCATTATCAGGATTGATCGTAGGATTTGCAATTGTTTTCATATCATTATGTTTAACATTTTTCATTACTCAGGAGAAAAAATGATCAGTAAATCTAACAATCATTACACCGTAAATGATGTATTTCAGTTTTTAAACAAGGTAGATGATCTCGGTGAGATTCATTTAGCTAAGACACCAGCTACAGTATCAAATGCTTTTAATATGCCATTAAGAGAAGCAATTGAATTGTTCCACGCTTGGGTAGATATTTCAGCCATTGATAAGAAATTTGTACAATGAGCGAGAATACAGGTAATACAAAAAGTGAGAACTCACAAAAAGCGAGAACCGAGCCAGAGCAAGAATATGAAACCATTTCTTATGTGGATTTTAATGGTAAAATGATAACTAGAAATTATAAGCTCAGCGAAATAGGTCAGGAAAATGCAGAGTGGTGGAAGAAAGTGAGAACCAGTAAAAAGTGAGAACCATGAAAATACAAAAAGCGAGAACCAGCGAAAATGTTGAAACTCCTCAAAAGAAATCCCTTGACATATCCAAGATTAATCAGGAACTGAATGTAATTGCGGAAGAAAATCGTACGGATCAAATTGAGGCTGATTTCGCCACAATGATTGCTGAAATAGAATTTATCCGAAATGAAGAATTTGAATTAACCCTACAACAAATGGCAAATGATGCCGATCAACAAGAAATGGAAATGTCATGAATTCATTACTTACTGATTATGATTTTACTCTGGATTATACAATCGTAATTGTATTAGTATGCCTTAGTATTCTATCAGCAATCATTACATATTTTTTATGGCGTAGAAAACGTGATAGAGATGCACCTTTAGATATTCCTTTTATGACAACTGAAAGAGAAATACCAAATACTCAAACTACTCAAAGATATAATACAAAAGTATAATACTGCTAATACACTACCATCTTGCTTGACAGTTACTGAATTGTCAAGCATTTTTTTTGTGTAACATTTTCACAACACGCTTGACTTTTAGGCAACCAACTTATACAATGGTTTCATAGTTAATCAAATAGAAAGAAATTATGAAAAGAACAGGAAATTTAAACAACACCTTGAAATTTGAGGTAACATTAAGAGAGAAACTCTTAATTCAGATGGTTCGTAAGTTGGAAAATGCTGGTAGTAATGACATTATTAAAGCTATTGCTTTTGGTGGATCTGTTACATCTAAGGCACAGGTAAAGGCTGTAAAAAAAGTGGGCCATGTTAAAATTGGCACCGTTCGTAAACTCTTTTATAAGAAGGCTCGATAGAGCTTGACATTTGGGCAATGTGCCCATATAATGGTTTCATAGTCAAATAAACAAGGACAGAAATGAACAAAATTTTATATTCAAGTGTACACAAAGCAGGCATTAAATGTGATGATCGCTTTGATGTTGATCTAGATTATTTAAATAAGTCAGAGTTTGAGTTATTCAAAAATATTGCTCAAGCTGTTAGAGCAAATGTAGAAATATTTGGATTTTCAAAAGAGTATCAAGAGCATTTTGAGACAAAACCTGTATTAAAAAGTCAATTTGAATTAGAACATATTTCCATCTTTGCTCGATTCTCTAAAAGAGTGATAAGTTTTACAAGAGGCCGTGCTCGTATTCGTTATCGTGGAAAAACAAAATCCGTTTCGAGAGCACCTCAACATTGCACAATTCATAATGCTACGAATTTCACTATTTACCCATATTAATTACCTTGAAAGGGCAATTCATGTTTAGTAGAATCAGAGATCAAAATTTTATTAAAAAATTTAAAAAAATATACTATGAAGAAGAAGTAAGGGTCATTAGATATTCTATTGTGAGAAATAGTCATAATCAAATTAAGAAGAAGCTAAAAAAACAAATTAAGTTCTTAAATCGTGATAGATTAGATGCTTGTGGGGTATAGTGTTTATTCGTGGGGAATCGCACTAATGTGGCGGGTGTCATTGAGTGTTGGTGTTAGTGTTTACTGACTGCGTTGTTATTTTACAACAGAGGCAAAAAAGATTAAAATAGTGGTTGACAATTGGGCAATACTCAGATACAATGGTTCCACAGTAGAGAGAAAGTTAGATTAACTGAATTAGATTAGAATTTAACTGAATGATGTTTAGATTAACTGCTTATCTTAGGATATCTGGAAACATCAACTGGAATTTAAACTGGCACTTTCTCTCATTTTTTTATTTTAAGGAGCAATAAATGAGTCATTCTGTTAACGATCAAATCTTGGACAATCTCTCGGTAGAGGTTGGTACATCAACAATTAGCAACTTCATTCGTGAGCATACTGACACAGCTAATGCTATAGTTGCTTTGCCATATAATGGTCATTTGACTCAAATCCGTGAAAGATCAACAGCTGTAGCACAAATCGCCAGCCAAGTGGTTCATGGAGTAGACAATGGTTTTCCAGAGCCTAAAGCTAGTTTTTATAAAGCTACATGGGATGATGTGGTCGACCATTTAGAGGCTAACTATAACCGCCTCACTAAACGAATTGATGATTGTTATAGCGGCCGCTCTCGTTATTCTGTAAAAGACCAAAAGAGGCTCACCCGTTTAACCAAACAGCGTGAATTTTTTGGACAACAACTTGATGTTATGAGAGAAGCATTCCATGATATTGTTGATTATAAGTTCGACCAAAAAGGAGGTTAATGCTTGACATTTCAGGCAATGTCCTCTAGGATGGACCCATAGTCAAACAAATATGGAGTTTTAAATGTTTAAGTTAATTGTATTTGCTACATTCTGTGCTTCCCTTTATTTTTATTGGCCTGTATATGTTACAGTATTAAGCTTTTTATATGCTCTTATTATAGTATAAAACGCTTGACAATTGGGGCAATGTCCATTAGGATGGAATCATAGTCAAACATAAAAGGAAACACTAAATGCTTACAGTTACAAACCTCACCTCCGTAGATTACTTAATTAGAAATCTTCCATTAAATGATGCCACAATGTTGGGTGATATTATTGCTGAATCACTTGATGTTGTAAATGTATTTGCAGAAGGATCCGGAGAGGCAATTTATACCGAAGATGAAATCACTTGCTTGACCCTCAGAGGCCTTGAGGACTTTTTATTTGATTTAATTGACCCTAGAGCTTTAAATGCGGAAGATTTCCGTGCTGATACGGATGATGAAAATCTAATCCGCTATGATAGATTTTGTGAAATACTTGAAAGATGTACTTATAGGGAAGCCATAGTTAGCGCTTGAGGAGATAAACATGGATTTAATTATACAAAACACCGATGCCTTACAGGCNCTCTTAATTTTACTAGGACAGATATAATGATACAGATTAACCATCCAACATTACCTACTGGTAGGTTCATTCAAGATCAACTAGGTGACCATGATGTGGTCTACCAACCATCTAAAGATTCCGGTCCATGGAATCCAATCATTGTCCAAGACCATGCGGTCGGCGATTATTGGATCATAGATGCCGGTCAAGATGCCGATCCAGGTCCACATGGCCCATTCAAGACACAGACCCAAGCTTGGGACTGGTGGTGTGGTACAAACGGATTCATGGACTACGGTGTTCAAAATAGATCCTGAATACTTCGGCCGAAGAGTCTTTTTTCGGTCGGTAGGCAAGCTACATGGTCGCTGCAGCCCCCCATATACAGTTGGCAGAGTTACCCACCCCAGCACGACAGACCCCCTAGTGATCCTTAGATTTTGTTTTACTCTGGTCGAAAATTGATTCCCTCCACTAAAGCACCACTTAATTTTTTTCCGGTGGAAAAATCACTCGGTACCTTTTTTCGTAGTATCTTTGGGACTTTACCTCACACTTAGGCCACTCTATGTTATGATGGTACTTCATGGTTTTCGTGGTACTTGTAGTACTTTTACAACAACAACAGGTACTAGAAGTAATTGAAATTAGCTGTTGACATTTTATACATACTCATATAGAATGGACTCATAGATTAAGAAAACGTCTACCTCGTAAGAGAATAGAACTGGTGCATCAGTCTTAATTTATAAAGATTTTAAGAATTTGAGTTGTTATGATTGTATTAGATTCAGCATCAAGCATCTATCCGAAACATGATAGGGAAAACTCGGTGTAAAAAAACGTTGTATATAGTTTAATGATGAAGTAGTAATACTTCCTAGAATAGTGGTTCTTTAGCTATTAAAACGTCAAAGTTGATCGCTTTGAAGATGGGGGTTCAAATCCCCTTATAGACGAATCTAATTTTAAGGGTCAGAGGTAATGTGCGATATCCGAGATACCTTGATACAAAGAGCTTCTGTAAAACGCAAATGCAGAACAGTAGTAACAACTCAAGCCTATTGTCGTTTTTAGCCTATCATGGCAGGGTTTTTCTTCAGAAAGAATAAACTCTAATAACAAGAAGTTTTCCCACGGTGCGTGGTCGGTTTCTTTAAAAAACCAAATGTGCGAGTCCTTTGAGAGTAGTGGACTTTTTAAATAAAACTCTCACTTATTTTGGAGAAATTATGTATCAGAAAATATGTTTAACAATTAGTGCATTTTCAGTCACCTGTGTGGCTATCAATACATCACTCATTATGTTAAGGACTTATGGAGTTTTATGAAGAAGGATACGAGAGATAAAATCTGTCAAATAGTTCATACAATTGCGATTAGTACAATTGCAACAAGCACTACTTTAATTATGTTGAAAACTTATGGGATTTTTTAAATTATGGAATTGATACTGAATTTTTTACCGATCATAGTGGATCATTCTTATGATATAGCGAATCAATCTTTAAAGATAGATATAGTGGGTGTTGGATCATCACCAAGTGATTGGTTAGATACTTTTATGTATTGGTTTACATTTATTCTGGCAACTGTCATAGCCATTTTTGCGGCGATTGGTATAGAGTTTACAATTAAATTTATAAGAGGTGAGATAGTACATGAGTCGAGAAGAGATCCCAGCAACCGTAGGTGATTTTAATGGAGTTAAATACTTCATTGCAAAATATGATAATACTTTTCATGTATGGGAATATGAAAATACAGAAGCTGGTTCTTTATACGAAAGTGATGAGATAAAGAATTGTGAAAAATGGATTAATGAAAGAATGGAAAATGAGAAGTAGAGATATAGCTAACTTAACTGATGATGATATTCTATTCTGTGAAATGGTGAATGAAGGTAAAGCCAAGGCTTCTGAAATAGAATATCTTTTATATGATAGCAGGCTCGATAGACATCATGATTGGTATGAAGAATGGTTTATGAATCCTAAAAGATCAGAAATACCTCCAGCTGAAGAAGGTTGGGAAAATTGGTATCCGGATCATGAAGAGACTCCCGATTGTAAATGGGGCGATCCATGGTGTGGGTGTAGTATAGTTGAAGATTATGATTGGGATGCGGAATATGAAAACTAAAATACACGTTAATCAACATATCATTCGATCAAATAAAAAGAAAGGTTTGGAAGAACCAGTTTTTACAGTCAAGCAAGGTAAGAGTAATCGTTATGCGAAAAAGGTCATTATAGATGGGCCAAGTGAATTGGTGTATAATCCGAAAAAACCTTTATCATGTGGAGCTCATGTATGGCTCGAAACAAACTCTATCGTTTACTTGCTGGGCGAAAAAGATTTTACGGAGATAGATAGATGAAAATAGATAATGGCCAGATGAAAGCTTTAATACTTACGCCTAGTGATTTTTCAAAGAAGTTGAAAAGAAAAAGAGCGGATCGAACTGACTATGATGAACTTGTTCACTACCCTTATTATAGGCTTCAAGAGGAAACTGATGATGTAATTCGTTTACCTATGAGTGAGTATGAAGAACTACCGACTTTTAAAGATTATGATTTCTTGGTGTTACAACCATATTTTAAATTACCCAAGTCTTTCGATTCAAAAGAATATATAATATTTGAAGAATTTATTAGGCAATGGGTTGAAGATGAAAAACTGGTAGCTGCAACACGTTTTGGTTGGGACTATTTAATTGCAATGAGGCATTTTAAAGGAATAACAATACGAGGTTCTTTGATACCATCAGATGACTCTAAAAATATAAGCCATTGGATGAAAAAGTCTATTATTCAATACTATGCAAATGCTGAAAGATGTTAATTAGGAGATTGATTTGAGAAACAAAATTCGTTTATTTAATTTTTACAAAAGAACAAACTTTTTATTATTGTTGGTACACCCATGGAGAACTGAAAAAGTTTTTATATGGATTGCTTTTTATTGGTTTTGCTTTTGTATAGTTTTATTTAATCTTTTTACTTAGTATAATACGGAGTGTGGCCTAGTCTGGTAAGGCGCCTGCTTTGGGAGCAGGAGATCAAATGTTCAAATCATTTCACTCCGACCAATACACTATTCTTATAGATACTCTATATGGAAAACAAAAGGAAAATTTCAAAAGATTCTGGAATTTTTATGGTTTACACAAGTC